AGCTTGCTCCGCGTAAGCGGTCGGGACTATGACATCGTCGCCATACACAAGGATCCTCTCGCGAGTATCCTTCGTTGGTGAACCCGCCGTGAGTAGAGCCCAGACACTGAGCGCAAGGATGGGAAAGCATAATGCTGACCCCATCGGAGCGAACTTTGCCAGAGGGAGAACTACTCCGTCAGGTAACTTAGTTGAGTCACTCCTACAAGCCATCAAGCATTCTGTAATGTGTGATGGGAATAGGAGCTTAACCAGCTCGACAGATACGCGATCCGAGGCCTCATTGAGGTCTAGTGTCGCGTACCTTCCATTTCGGGACCCAAAAAGGGCACCGATTTGGTTGGGCTGTTGATTGGAGAAGAAGACATTCGCTGAAGTCAGCGGATGTTTCTCAACCAGGTTAACTATCGCCCGGCCTAAACCTTGCTGAATCCATTGAAAATCAACGGGTTCACAAGAGATTAGACGCGGGCCACGTGAGTCTTTCGGCACAAGGATAACCTTTGCTGGGAAAGACTCTCCAGTGAGCTTATTAAGTTCCTGGACGCGATCGCATACATGACTCAACGACGAATAAAAGTATTCGTCGATGGGATAGTATTCAGCGATCTTGGAAGAGACATTGTTCCATTGGTACTTAGTCCAGAGTCGTTGCCCTGTGGCAACTGCTCCGGGCCCGTGCCTGGGGACGATGTCTTTACAATCAAAGTTAGAGAAGACTCTTGCGAGTAATCTTTTAGCTTTGACGACGACCAGTGCGCGTCGATGGTCCGCGAGTGCGGTCCAACGGTAGCGAACTGCGAACAACTCGTGACCAAGCTTAGCGAGGTCAGGAGTAACAGTAGAAACAAGATGTTCTTCACAAGTTTCGAATTTGTGGATTACGTCTGTTTCTTGCTCAACGTCATACGGCAGTTCGTACTTGTAAAACAGGTACGAGATTTTACGTATGATACCAACGCTTGCTGCGCACGGATCTTGAAGGACCGTGCCGGACTTATCGAATACTCTATTGAAGAACTCACCCAGAAACCTGGGCAGTTCACTACTAGTTGCAGGTGAGAACCTGCAATCAGTAGATTTCATAGGCGTATCCGAGGAAAGTGCTCTATCGAGACACTTCCCAAGCCTGGGTAGCGTTTTAGTAAAAAACGCTATTCCTTCAGATCGAACGCGCCGTTGTACGAATTTCTTCGTATTACGGCATGCTCGAGTGTTAAACACATCACTGTGCGACTTTTGCAAGTCGTCCAGTGCGTGGGAGATGAGGGTAACCTCGTCTAAGCTATTATTGGATGCCATAATGGTAATCCGTCTTAGCTATGACCACGAACCAGACAACCCCATAACGCGTATGCAAAGACCAAAGAAGGTCCTCACACACACCCTACGGAACATACCAAGCGAGCAGCTGTTAACCGAATTGAAGCGCAGGAAAGTCCTTATTGATAAGGAGATCCTGTACTACCAAACGATAACAGCGCTCGATGGTATGGCCGAAGGGCAGAATACTACGTTACCGACATTAGATAGTGGAAACGTTGCCTTCGAATTTCTCAAGGGCGACGCTCACTATTACGGACCTTTTACGGCCCGGGTGCTTGTTACGGCACCTAATGTTCGCACCAAGCACGTTGATGTTTCAGCCTCGTCACTCGTAAGAGTGGAAGACTGGCAACAAGAGCTCGGAGCAGTTCTGAACAGCAACGGTGGCTACAGCATACCCCCAAGGTTGGTCGGTTATCAACCGGCTGACTAAGGAGTAAGAGTAGCTTTCCACGCTGTTCGTACTTAACGTAGTAACGGTCAAGCAAGGAACCACACGGCGGTCAGAGACCGCCAGTGAGGAGTACTTGTGCGCCAGTGCCCGTCCCGTCGAAGAGTACCGTAGAAGCCGCGCCAGTAGTGGCGCAGAAGCTAAGGATCTCGGCGAGGACGTTAACATTCTCGGTTCCAGTGACCAACGCGCCTTGCGGCGTGTCGAGCACGATGTAACACGAGACTTTAACGGGCGTAATCGAGTCGACGGTCGAAACGACAGTTTTGTCAATTCGAACGACAGACCGACGACGCCTGCGCACACCGTTGCCAGACTCGCTATGCGAGATCGACAAACGGTGCGGAGTAGCGGGGTTCTCGTTGATTAACGCGAACTCCGTCTTCCGATCGGCGATGCTCAGGCGAGTGAATTCAACTTCACTGCCTGCAGCATTCTTGACTTCGTTAGTGTTGAGTGTATTCGTGATCATAATGGTTACGTTTACTACAGGACAAAGGTCCAGCAATATGCTGGATTGCTTACCGGCATATGCACGTCGTCGCACATATGGTTGTCATCGTTTTCGACGATGACGATTGTGACGCGTTGGTCTGGAATAGACCAAAGCGGCACCGAGGCTTATCTCTTTGAGAGATAAGTCGCTTGCCTTTGGCAAGCTGAAACCACCGAAGCCAACGTGGCGGCGATAAGCCGTTTCGCTGACTGTCGGTAGGTCGAGTGTGTTTCCAACAAGTGGGGGAGGAACCATTGCCGGACCAGGCCTAAGCCTGGCCGAAATAGTTCTCCTACGCTTGATGGACCAACACACCCTCTGTATGTGCAACTCCGGTTCCATGTTGAGTACTTTGAGGTTACCGAGCCATTGGCCTACGCCAAAGACCCAGTCAACCACAAAGGTCCATGAGATCGCATTCCAGATGATCTGAGGGTTCAGGTTGAACCCAACAGCATCTAGGAACGAGAACAATCGAGCATGCTCGATCTGGTATGGCGTATACGAAAACGTATACTCCATCTCAGCATTGAACACCGACTTCTCGGGGAAAGAAGACACAGAACACTCAGAACTCGTAATGGGCCAGGGAGCAGTGCTCCCGACCCATTGAGAGTCGACTGTTATGGTCTTCGTTTCCGGCGAGTATTCGTCAAGAAAAGCACGAAAGTGCCTCTTTTGACGTCGAGCGGAGCGGCGGATCTGGGCATATGCCCGGGATTCCGCCGTTTTCATAGCCTGAACAACGGCTATGATATCGCGTATAAGTGGTCTGATATTAAACTCACTTTGGAGATAATTATCAGAAACCACGCGTGCTAAGTCTCTCAGGGTCGAATCAGGTTTCGCGAAAAGTAGTCTCTTCATTTTCGTTACTTCGTAACGCTTTGAAGAGCCATACATTTTGGCAAACCTTTTAAGGCCTGAGATACTGCGCTTGAGTGAGACGATATCCTTCAACTCGATAATCGAGTTAATGATACTAACGTCCGCTCTTATGTCAACGAGCATGGTATTCATAGCTCGTTGCAGTAACGTACCCAGGCCGGACGGGGGGTTGACAAAATCGACCCCTTCATCCGTATCGGCCTCGGGTAAGTTAGCGCTCATCGGAGTACTGAGCATAGCCCATGGGGCGTACTCAGTAGCGACTCCGAATGATGCACTCTGCCTCCATCCAAGGAATATAGGCCATGTCCAAGGGAATTCTTGCGAACGCCCTTCCATGTACCTTCCATAGATGGAACCATACCACGGCGACCCAATGGGTGTCGCGGCATGGGCAGACTGTTCAAGTGAATAACCGTTAGGATTGTAGTTGAACCAGCGCTTATAGTGCTGAAGGTTCTTCCACTCTCTAGAACGGTTACTATTCGGTGTTATGGCTTCGTAATACGGATTTTGCTCCGTGATCACGTAGTTTTGCACCTCATCACTTGGCGGTGGCGCTGACCCGCTAGTACCCCAACCAGGAAAGGGCGGCCGTGGGTATAAACCCGCGGCATCCGCTGCTTTCCACACGATCGGAACGACTATCGGGGAGGTCCGCTGTCTGCGAACATTGATTTGCATACAGTTGGATATGTGTTTAACACGAC